GGTAATGAGAAATTGCCGTTGAACAAGGCTACACGCGCTATAGTGTGTCCCCCCGGGGAGCACCGTGCCGCCGACATGATGCATTTGAAGTGCCTCAACGACTTCGCCCTCGCTAATCATGGACACCCATCGAGCACTAGTGAGAACTCGTTTTCTTTAGCAGCGCGGATGCGCAGAGAATGGGAATCCGTGAAGCTCCGAGGCGACAACCCCGGCATCATCACTCGTGAAACCAGCAATTGGGACTCGACCCAAGGTTTCCCCTCTCAGCTACTAGCGAAAGACCTCCAAGACAAGTGGCTTTTAAAAGGCGACACTCATCCCCGCGTTCACCAGTATTTTCGCAATCGAGTTAAAAGCCTGATCTGCGGTGCTATCCTCAAGCCGAATGGCGAAGTGTGTTTTAAACGCGACGGCATGCAGATCACCGGCTCGTTGGACACCAGTCTCAACAACAAGATCGGTTGCACTGACTCGACGTATTACGTCAAGTGCCGCGTATTGGATCTCTCACCACAGGAGTTGCTAATCAACGATCGCGATTTCAATGAGGGCGACGATGGTTTGAACATGTGTTGTTCCATAACAGACGCCCAATGGTCAGCGTGTTGTGACATCCTCACATCCCTAGGCATCCCTCCTAAGGAGGAACCGGAAGTGTACCGCGAGCTTGAGGACGCCCCCTTTTGTAGCCACTGGAACATCGAAGCGATCAGTGCGTCCGGCAGGCGAGTGTCCGTCTGGATGAGGGAGTTTGACCTGATGATGGAAAAATACACTCGCACGGTGTACAACCACGGTGACAATGTTTCCTTGCGATCCACAACCAGGGCATGGAGTGCCACGTTGTCGATGATGGCTAGGTACTGGTTTCTGCCTGAAGTGCGCGCTATTCATCGTGCCGTCATCGCAGCCCTTCCGGAGTGCACTTACAACGAATTGCCTATGGAAGATCGTAGGAAGTTGTTTGAGCTTTTCGGAGTCGAAAGCATCCAGGACCTAGATGTTGTCGTGATTTTGCGTAAGGCAGGCATACAGATCACCCATGATGAGTTGGACCCTTTTGACATCGACCCTAAACAGCGCACGCGCTTCGGCGTGTGGGACATAGTGCAGGTCGACTCTGCTGTGATCTCAGATTTGATTCGGAACCGACTGGCGAAAGGCGGCAACGATATTAAAAGCGCATCGGAGGTTATCTGGCAAAGAACAATCGGCGACCACCCTCAGGTCAAGTACATCACAGACGATATTGACGCAATCGAGACGAGCCGTTTTGAAGGGGA